AACTCATTATTAGATTTAACAAGATATCAGTATGATAACGAATTGCTTAAAAAATTTGTTGAAAATGCAAGACCCGCTTTAGAAGATTTTGTAAAACAACAGGATAGATACGGTGGTAGTAAAAAAAGAAATATTGATGATATACTAAATAGAATTTCAAATAAAACCTTTAAGGCATACGCTTTGCCTGAGAATGTTTACAGTAAAGTTCGTGGGGAATCAAATATATCTAGCGGGGGATTTCATCAAGGTGATAATGTTTATTTAAAAGGATTATATGGCAATAGAGGAATTGGGCATGAAATAGGTCACGAGCTATATGGTCATCAAGCAGAAGGGGATAAAAGCGTAGGTAAAATGAATTTTTACAATAAATTAGATAGGGCATTAAAAGGTTGGTTACCTTCTTTTTCTAGGTATTCTGAAAGACCAAAAATTGCTTCAATATTAAATACAGCTAGAAGAAAAGATGCTTATTCTAAATTTTCAGATAGAGATGAGTATAATAAAAGAATGATAGATGCAAGATACAATCCTAAATTTGCAGATGCTCCTTTTGATTATTTAGAAAATGCTATGTGGAGTCTTCAAGATCAAGATACAAAAAATGCTATGCTTTCTAATGTTTTAAATTCAATTAAGACTAAAGGTGGTGATTATAATGTTTATGATAAGAGAAGTTTAAAAGCAAAAGATTTTAGAAGTGCATTTAAAGAAGCAAGGCAAGCAGGGTTAAATACGTTTGAATGGGATGGGAATAAATACTCTACTAATTTAAAATAATGGACAATTTTAATATTAATCCATCTCCATCTGAAATGAAAGAGCGGGATGAGGTACTAGCTAAGTCCTATAAAAGTCTTATTTACTTTGGCAGGGCTTTCTTACCAAATGACTTTCTTAAAAAGTCTAGGTCTCCAGCATTTCATTACGATGTAGCAGACAAACTAATTACATCTAAACCCGGCAGCCGTAGTTGTATCATTATGCCTAGAGGCTTTGGTAAGTCGATCTTATCTAAAGCAGCTATTATGCATAAACTTGTATTTGCACAAGATGATGAGCAGCACTTTATTGCATGGGTATCCGAAGAACAGAGTCAGTCTATTGACCATTTAAAGTATTTACGCAATCATTTTGAAATGAATAAACGTCTTAGATACTATTTTGGCAATTTAGATGGAGGTGCAGCGGGTAAGCGTTGGACAGAAAAAGATATTGTAACTCCCAAAGGAGATAGATTGATAGCAAAGGGTACTTCTCAAAGACTTAGAGGTCGTGCAGAGGTAGATGTTCGTTATACTGGTATTATCTTAGATGACTTTGAATCAGAGTTAAATACCAAAACGCCAGAGCGTAGAGCAGATATTAAGAAATGGATCGTATCTACAGTATATCCTGCACTAGAGGAGACACCGGGTAGAGAAGGTTGGATATGGTTAGCTGGTACAATAGTACACTTTGATAGTTTTTTACAGGCAGTAGTAGATGGAAACAAGAAAGCTCAGGAAGAAGGTAGGACTTATCCTTGGGCAGTAACATTTAAAAGGGCAATAGAAGATGGTAAGTCTATCTGGAAAGACCAATTCTCCTTAAAGAAGTTAGCAGCAAAGAAAAGAGAGTTTATCGAAGCTGGTCTTGTCAATAAGTTTGCACAAGAGTATATGAATGATGCGAGAGATATATCTAACGCAGCCTTTAAAATAGATCGAATACAATACTTTAGTGGTAAAGTAGAAACTAGAAATAAGTTTAACTACCTAATAGACGGTGAAGATGCTATACCAGTAAACATTTACTTAGGGGTTGACCTAGCAGCGACAGCTTCAGAGACATCTGACTTTCAAGTTATCCTAGTTATGGCTATTGATTCTAATAACAATCGTTATGTGTTAGAGTATTTTAGAGAAAGAATACCAACATTTGATGTACCAAAAGAGATTATAAGACTAGCAAATAAGTATACACCTGTAAGGAGAGTTACAATAGAAACCGTAGCTGCACAGGAAATGGTTAGAGACATGGTAACAAGGATGTCTGCTAGTGAAAAAAGATTAATGCCCGGAATCTTCAAAGGGGTAAAGCCGCCCGCTAGGATAAAAAAGCAAGATAGGCTTGAAACAAGCTTAGGTGTTATTGTAAACTCTAAAAAGCTTTACATTAGAAGAGAAATGACAGAGTTAGTAGATGAGTTCTTTGAACATCCTAAACCTAGAAACGATGATGTTATGGATGCTTTGTATTATGCAGACTACTTTGCTAAAGCTCCTAAAAGTACAAGAACTAAACGAGAATCATTACTAAATGAAGAAGCTAGTCCTGTTAGACGTATGAAGAAAAAAGCGTATAACTGGATGACTGGATCTCGTGCATAAAAATATTATTTGTCTTTTGTTTATGTATTACTTATATTTAAATTCAAATCCACATGCCATACTTTTCTAAAAGATCAAAGTCTAGATTATCTACTTGCGATGAGCGTTTGCAAGAAGTATTTACTGAAGTAATCAAACATGTGGACTGTTCCGTTCTAGAGGGACATAGAAGCAAAGAAAGGCAAAATAAATTATATGATAAAGGTCGTACTAAAGTTAAGTATCCTAACGGTAGGCACAACTCTAGTCCTTCTAAAGCCGTTGACGTTACCCCTTATCCTGTGGATTGGGAAGATAGAGAGAGACAGACTCTTTTCGCTGGTTTTGTTATCGGCATTGGCAGGAGCATGGGTTACAATTTAAGATGGGGCGGGGACTGGGATATGGATTTTCAAGTAATGGACAACCGTTTCGATGATTTTCCCCATTTTGAGATTAGAGACTAATGCCCGGTACTACAGATACAGTAAAAGCAATATTAACCCCCGGTGAATTTGTGATTCGCAAAGAAGCTGTGGACATGATAGGAGTTCCCACATTGGAAAAATTAAACGATATGCCAGAGGCAGGTGGTCATTCTGAAATAGATAGACTGATTGCACAGGCTACACTAAAAAATATGACTGGCATGTATGGTGGCGGCATGGTCAATGCAAAGCAGTATGGTCATGGTGGTATGGTAAATAAATACGAAGATGGTGGGCAGGCTATGTCTAATTTAAAACCAGTTCCTGATAATAACCCCGGACTTGCTAAACTTCCTGAAGATGTTAGAAATAAAATGGGTTACATGCAGGAAGGTGGATTAATGGAAATGATGCATGGTGGTAAAGCTAAAAAGAAAAAAGAAGTGTACGGCTATCAAGATGGTGGACAAGCTTATAGTCAAATTCTTTATAATACCCCATTAGAAAATTCATTTGCACAAGAATTAGAACCCGGTTTATTTGATGTCGGTTCAATATTATCTATATCTGCTGATCAAGTTGGTGGTGAGGGTGATAGAAGATATTATTTAGGTGAAGGTCAGAGTAAAATGTTAAACATGGCTAGAAAAAAAGCTGCTATGAGAGCTAGACAAAAAATGGCTTCTGCTCCTCAAGATTCAATTCCTGCGGCATTAGTTGAGTCTTATTTTGAACAAGCTCCAGAAGAAGAAAAAGGCGGTTTTCTTAAAAAGCTTTTAGGTATGCAAGAAGGTGGTGCAGTTCAAGAAGATGCTATGATGCAGCAGTACTTACAATCTTTAATGGCTCAACAGCCACAAGCTAATCCTTTCGTACCTTTCGATCAAAGACCTCCAAGTTCTGGTGAAGTTATGTCTTCTATACCAAGTGGTATGGAGCAAGGTGATTACTACAGATCATTAAGAGGTGAGCTAGAAATGGAGAACGAAGAGCTTATTAGAGATAAAGCACAAAATGCATTGGAAAGAATTAAGTTAGATTCTTTATTAATGCAAGGTGCAGAAAGAATTGAAAGTTTACCAGACACTTCAAGATTTATGCCTACAAGTCCTTTTAATCTTGGAATAGAGATTTAATGGATCAAGACCCAAGAGCATTACAAAACGAAGAGCTATATCGTCAATGGCGTGATGCTCGTTCTGATTGGGATACTGAAGCTAGAAAAGATATAGACTTCTACCTTGGTAATCATTTTACTAACGATGAGTCTGATGAGCTATCTCAACGTAATCAAGCTGATATACCTATGGATAGGGTATCAGCAGCTATAGAAAAATTTAAAGCAGTATTAACCTCTCGACCTCCAGCATTTACCATAACTCCTAGAGAAGACTCTGATGTGCAAGTAGCTTCTTTGTGGAGAACAATAATGGGTTATGTCTGGCAAAAATCAGATGGTGACTGGCAAATGAAACAAGCAATACAAGACTATGCTACTACAGGCATGGGTTATTTGTATGCTTACATTGACAGAGAATCAGATTTCGGTAGAGGTGATGTCAAGTTTACTTATCTCGACCCTTTTAGGGTATACGCATCTCCTAGCTCAAGAGATCGTTGGTTTAGTGATTCAGATGGGCTTATCCTTTCTACCATCCTCACTGGTGAACAAGTCGTCAACCTCTACCCTGAATTAGATGATAGTGTTGACCCTGAGACTGGTGAAGAAATACCGGGTATTATTCGTGAGATATCTGGTTTTACATACGATGAAGAAGATTATCCATCTTCACAAAACAGAAACTCAATGAATGTATTTACTCCAGCAGAAGTAAAAGATAAAGATTATTTTCAAGTAAAGAAGTATCAGATACTAGAACGTTTTTATAAGATAAAAGTCCCTTTTTATCGCATAATAGATATGCAGAATCAAGAAGAAGAAATACTTTCTCAAGAAGAATATGCTAGGTTTGTTAGTGAAAATGCAGAAGCTATTGAGATAGGAGCTTACACAGCTATCGAAGTTTTACAAACTAGAATAAAAGTTTGTGCTACATTAGGGGAAGTAGTGCTGTATGAACAAGTATTAAATACTGATGAGTATCCAATAGTCCCGCTACCAAATATCTGGACAGGCACTCCTTACCCCAAGAGCGATGTATCTAGAGCCAGACCGATGCAGAGGTTACTAAATAAGTTATGGTCTTTAGCCCTTTCACATGCCCAAGCATCAGCGGGACTTAAACTATTAGTACCATTAGGTAGTGTAGACGACATTGACCAATTAGAAAAAGATTGGGCTAATCCAAATGCAGTGATAGAAGTTGATTCATCACAAGGTGAACCACACTACCCAGCACCTCAACCACTAGCTGGTGAGTTCTATAGATTGATACAGCAGTCAGAGTTTTACATTGATTTTATTTTTGGTCTGCCAGAAATGATGCATGGCTTTGCGGATAAAGCACCAGAAACGCACAAAGCGACAGAGAGAATGATTGCATTAGGTAGTGAAAGACCTAAATCTAAATTAAGAGATGTTGAATTTAGTATTAACAAACTTGGTAAAGTTCTTTATAATTTATCAAAGGGTCATTACACCTATAAAAAGATTTTTAGATTAGCACAGCCTAACAATAATATTACAGAAGTTATGGCTAATTTCTATACAGATGTTAGTGGTGCTATCTTGGACTTAAAGAAAGATAGACATATTTTAGATCAACATGACATCAGAATTGAATCCGGTTCTACTATGCCTTCTAGTAAATATGCAGAACTTGCTGTATATCTTGAAGCATTCCAGATGGGCATTGTGGATCGTTACGAGGTTCTTAAAAAGAATCCAGAGATATTTGACAAGGAAGGTATTATGCGTAGAACTGAAGAGAAACAATTAATGCAGCAGCAAATGCAAGCTATGTCAGAACAAATAAAGAATTTGCAAGGTGACTTGCAGACAGCCCAAAGAGAGTCTGTCAGTGATAGAAAAAGAGTTGAAGTCGAAAAGTTTAAATCTAGACTTAACGAAGTTAATTCCGAATCTAAAGCAGACAGAAGGGTACAACGTAGTAAACTAGAAAACGAGGTGAAGCTCGAGGTGGAGAAATTGGCAAACAATCTGAAAGATGTTCAGAGAGAAGTCAGTTCCACTCCAAAAGCCTAAGAGACATCTAAGGAGAGTATATGTCTACATTAGAACAACAGGAAGCAAGTGTCGAAAGCGGAATACAAGGTGGTAATGAATCATTCGTGGAAGATATCGTCAATGAACAGTCCATCCAAGAAGAGGTGGATACAAATCAACAGGAGTTTCAAGAACAAGCCCCTGCTGTAGATTTTGAAGCAGAGTCAAAAAAGTTTCAGTCTATGTATGATCGGTCACAAGCCGAAAATGCTAAACTGCAACAAGGTGCTCAATTACTTCAACTTTTAGAGCAAAGACCTGATCTTGTAAGAACTCTTGAAGACGGTATAGCTAACCCACAAAGTCAAAACCAGAGCACTCAAGAAGTAGCTCCCGCAGTCGATGACTTTAATCCTTGGGATGCCTTTACAAATGATACTTCTGAATCAGGTAAATTTGTTGATCAAAAGATCACAAGTAAAGTTGATCGATTAGTGTCTGAAAGGTTAGCCCAGCAACAGCAACAGATGCAGGCTGAGATGCAACTGCAAAATACAGTTGGTGAGTTACGCAGGAATTATAAGATGTCAGATAATGACATTCAAGATTTCATGCAGTTCACTACCCAACCTAAAGAGCAAGTAGGTTTAAATAACTTAGTAAAGCTCTGGCAGATGCAAAACGGTAATTCTGTTGCTAACAACGATACAATGGAAGCGGTAAATGCAGCTAAACAAGCACCCAGAACTGCTGGTGTCTTACAGGGACAAGCTCCACAATCCCCTAAAACGGATTCGGATAAGGTCTTTGAAAGCATCATGGGAACAGGTGCTGGAGCAGCTTTACCATAATAATAACAACACATACTAAGAGGTATATAAATGGCAATATCATATAATTCTGGATCTTTAAAGTCCAGCGATATTACAGCTACTACTTCTGATGCTGGTACTGGTGCGGGACAAAGACCCGATAGAAGACGGATTTTTAATTTTGGCGACAGAGTTGCTGAATTAACTCCGGAAGAATCACCATTCTTCGTCTATCTGAATAAAGTCGCTAAAGCACCTACCGATGACCCAGTGTTCCGTTACTTGGAAAACAGAAATAAAATCAGTTTTTCAGATCGTTCTTTCTTGATTAAAGGTGCAGTTGGTACTGTTGCCGCAGGTTCTTCGTATGCATTTACTGTAGATACTGCTGGCGGTGCGGCTGTAGAATATTTAGTCAAAGGAATGGTTTTTGCTGTCGCAACAAAAGACGACACAGACGGATATGGTCAAGCATTGGTAAGAGTAGATGGTTCAATTACGCACAACGCAAGTGATTCAGTTTTTTCAGGAAAGGTGATTGATGTATCAGCTGTTTCTGGAAGTAATAGCGTTGCAGATAATGATGTAGCACAAATCATTGGTACTTCATTTGAAGAAGGTTCTGGTGCTCCAGACGTTTGGTCAAGTGAATTAGAAGATGGTTTTGGTTACACTCAGATCTTTAAAACAGCTGCTGAAATGACAAATACAGCATACGCTACACGCTATAGGGGTTACCCTGATGAGTGGAGTCGTATCTGGGCACAGAAGCTTCGTGAGCATAAAGTTGACATTGAAAGAGCTATGCTCTTCGGTCAAAAAGCTCGTGTAGGCGGTATTCAGTACACTGAAGGTCTAGTAGGGCATATTCTAAAGAATGTTTCTCCAACTTCTGGAGCTTCTAACTTTAGTTACTCATCTGGAAGTGCTTATCATAAAACTGTAGCACAGTCTGAAATGACTTATGACAATTTACTTAGTGACTTAGAAGTCATCTTCGACCCAGCTCGTGGTGGTGCTTCTGATAAGCTAGTTCTTTGTTCATTACCAGTTATTTCTTTCTTTAACAAATTAGGTGCAGATGCTTTCATAAATCAGTCTATGCAGTCTGGTGCTTTAACCGATGTAAACACTGGTGCGTCTCTTGCTCGTTATAACATGTCTGAAAGACAAGGTGCTTTTGGTCATAACATAACAGTAATTGATACAATTCATGGAAGACTAAACCTAGTTAAAGAACCTCTATTTAGGGGTCAGGCTTCTGGTTTAATGCTAATGGCTGATATGAGTCAATTAGCTTACAGACCTTTAGTTGGTAACGGTATTAATCGTGATACACAAGTAATGACTAACGTACAGGCAGCTGATGAAGATCTTAGAAAAGATATGATCTTAACTGAAGCAGGTCTAGAAGTTACTCTAGCTGAGTCTCACGCATTATACAACCTAGAAGGAGTATAAGATGAAGAGTGATGTATTAAACTCAAGTAGTGGTAGTTTCTCATTACCAGCTAGCAAAGGTCTAATTAAGATAGAATCTAAATTAGTTTCTTTTACAGCTAGTTCAGCTAATATTGATTCTGGAGCTATGTCAGTCCCAGCTAATTCAATTATTACTAGACTAACTGCTGTAGTCCACACTGCTTTAGCTCACGCTACTGCAACTGTAGGCGTTAGTGTAGGAACAGCAGCTGGAGGTACACAGTTTACTGGTACTCTTGACGCTGATGGTCTTGAAGCTAGTGGTACATCTGTTGCGGCTGGAATAGGAGCATCCACAGATGATGTTCTTACTGTGGCTTTAGGCGGTACAGCTATATTGGGAGCACTTGCAGCTTCTTATAGATCTGCTGATACAGATGTTCACTTTAGAACTGTAGCATCAACAGGTGCTTTTACAGCTGGATCTATGTGCTACATTATTGAGTACATAGAGTTAGGAAACAACTAATCCGAATACATAAGGATAACAGTTTATAGTACTGTGGGGAGATTCAAAAAAAGTTTCTCCCCGAAACTATAAAAGGAAAATTTATGAAAAAGAAATGTATACATTGTAACCATCCTAATAACGAAGGGTGGTTTTATTGTAAAAAGTGTGGTAAGAAAGCTTTTAAAAGTAAGTTTACTACTAATATGTATATGATGTCTGCTATGGGTAAAAGAACAGATGTAGAAATGTCTGTGCAAAGTATTGATCAAAATACAAAAGAAATGAGACAGAGACTTTATGGGGACTAAGAAGAAAGCTATTAAGAAAAAAGTAGTAAAAGCTTTAAAGAGAAAAGACCCAGTAATGGAAGCTTTACGAAAGCCAGTTAAAATATAATGGCAACATTTGAAGCACAAGTAGAATCATTAGCCTCTATCGCTATAGATGGGAGTAGTACTCCTACTCAAGCACAGCTCACACAATTCTTAACAGATGGTGCTAAAGAGATAATAAACACATTACCAAAGAGTTTATTGGAAGATTGTGCAGATATTGCTACATTAAATAACTCTACAACTACACTTACAAATATTAATCAAAAAGGTGTGGTGTTAGCTGTTCTAAGGGCTGAAGGTAATGGTGCTAATGATATTGAACAGCCTTGTAGGTATGTGCCTAATTATAAAAGAGGTAAGATACAAGACTCTAACGATATGGACTTTGCGACAGATACTGATCCAGCCTACCTTATATATGATAATACATTAGAGGTTTATCCAGTACCAACAGCAACAAAAACAGCTAAGGTGCTTCATGTTATTTTTCCAACGGTAGCATTTGGAGATAGTGCTATATCTAATTTTCCTATTGAGGCAGAATATCTAGTAGTATTATATGCTACAATAAAAAGTTTAGAAGCATTATATAGTGGAGAAGAGGATATAGAGTTGTATATTCCGATTATAAATCAGTTAAAAGAAGATTATAAAGCTGGGTTATCTCAGTTAGTGAGGTAGTATGTCACATCCAATACATGAACTTACAGTAAAGCAAATCATCAGTAGGATAAGACAAGTATTCCCAGATGCACCTGAAACATATATTATGTCTTTAATTAATGACGCAGTAAATGAGATTGGTCAATATTCTCAAAAGTCAGTATCTGCTAAAATAGATATAGAATCGGGTAAGATGTTTTACGCTATCGGAGATGGGTCTACTGATTCTGCTGGGGAAGATATGGGTGTAAATAAAATTTATAGAGTGGATATTTTAGATAACGATGGTGACTATATAAGAATACCTAGAGTATTAGATGGTGAACCTCTACAATTTGACATTGCATCTGAAAGTGCAATAAACGTACCAGAATAATGGCATTAGCAAAAGAAATAACACAAATAACATGTAAAGCTGATGATGGTGGGAGTCTACAAAGTAAATATTTTTTTATTAATAGCGTAGAGACAGACACTACTACAGATGTCGGTTATAAATTAGTAGAATATTACGTTTGGTTTGATGTTTCTAGTGGTGGTTCAGATCCTTCAGTGTCTGGTAAAACAGGTGTAGAAATAGATATATCAACAGGTGATAATTCATCTACAGTAGCGACAGCCATAAAAAATGCATTAGATGGATTAGCTAATTTTACAGCTTCAGTTGATTCTAGTATTGTTACAGTTACAAATGCTAATAAAGGTGCTGTAGAAGATATATCAAATTTTAATACTACGTTTAATTTTTCTACTGGTCATACATTTGTAACGACTCAAGGTACAGGTAAGTTAACTAGTAATTTTAAATATCCGGAAGCTAGTGTTAATTATTTTATTCGTGGTGACCACATGGGTCTTATTAGTAACTACGATTCAGAAAATGAAACTAGAACAGCTAGAAAATCTTATACTGCGATAGATCACAATGTAGTAAATGGGTTACTAATTCATTACTATGGAAATCCTAAAAAAGTTACAGCGGTTACAGACAAACCAGATGTAGATAATTTATTTCATTCTGCTATTGTAGATTATGTAAAAAAATGTTTATATATGGATAGAGCTGGAACGTCAAATGATGGAAATATAGCACAGGTTGCTATGGGTTTAATGGCACAACATGAAAGAAGTTTTAATAATGCCGTAAAGAAATACGGTACAAGAAAAAGAAGTAAAACTGGAGGAACTAGGGCAATAGTCCCAGCAGATTTTAAATAACCAATATGCCCATGAGAGTTGCCAAGCTCGGTAAGGCATAAGACAGGAGAAACAAGATGGCAAGCATAAATAAATATACGGTCAACGAATCCAGCAATGTAGCACTAGGTCAAGCGGGTGCTAAATTTATTTCAGATACAGCAGTTCACTCAGGTACATTTGTAGCAATTACAATGTTAGAGGATACTGTTTTTAACGCATTAACACCTACAGACACTACTAATGGTTATGGTGTGGGCAGTTATAATGGTAATACAATGGCATCTGAAACAATACCACAAGGTGTTACGATCTACGGTAGGTGGAACTCTATTGACCTTACATCTGGTCTTGTAATAGCTTACATAGGATAAGTCTATGCTCGGCTTAGGCAACCTACTAACAAAGAGTGGGGTAATAAAAAAATTCCCTAACGACTTTTCCTTCAATTTCGATGGTTCTAATGATTATTTAGAATTACCAATTACATCTGCATTAAATATTACAGGAGCAATGACTGTAAGTGGTTGGTTTAAAGTTAGTTCTCAATCTTCAGCACAATTTATTATTTGTAAAGATGACACAAGTAATAGAGTTTTTAATGTTGCTGTATTAGAATCATCAAGTGGTAACGCTAATAAATTAATTTTTAATATTTACAATGGTGGTTCTGCTACCTCAGTATTAACAGCAGGTACTGTAACTGATAATAATTGGCATCATTTTGCAGGTGTATTTGTTCCGTCTACAAGTTTAACATTATATATTGATGGAACTGCATCAACAAATACAACTTCTATCCCATCAAGTATTGATATGAGTACAGATGAGGGTAATACACCTATTAGAATTGGTAACCATGAGGGTAATGCTTTATACACAAACGGACTCATTGACGAAATAGCTATCTGGGATAGTGCCTTAGATGCAACTGCGATTGGTAAGATTTCAAGTAAGGTAGTAGACCTAACTAAATACTCTGCATCCAATCTTAAATTATGGCTCAGAGCAGGGGATAAGGTACTACCAGAAGAAGATGCCTCAATCGCCAGAAGTGACTTCTATACTGATTTTGATGGTACGAATGATTATGTAAATATTGCAGATAATGATGCTTTATCATTTGGTGATGGTTCTAATGATTTACCATTTAGTGGTACTGCATGGATTAATCCTGTAGATGCTACAAATTTTCAAATAGCATTTAAAGATACAGAGTGGCAATTTTATTTAAATTCATCAGATAAACTTGCTTTATTTTTTGAAGATGAAAGTTCTGGTGCTTATGAGTATGCAGTAGATAGTGGTAGTGCAATATCTCAGAATGTCTGGACTCATGTAGCTTTTACTTATAATGGAGTAGGTGGTGCAAGTGCAAATGCAGGGATGAAGTTATATGTAAATGGAATAGAGTCATCTTACACTCTTGGAGATAGTGGAACTTATGTAGCAATGGAAAATAGTGCTAATGCTGTTACTATTGGTAAACAAGGCTCTAATTATTCAGATGGTAAAATTTCTAATGTAGCAATTCACAAAACAGCACTCGATGCTCAAACCATAAAGCAGTTTGCAAAATCACGCTATACTCCCATGAGAGACAATAGATTTTCTGTAGTGGATTTTGATGGAACAAATGATTATATAGAAATTGCTAATAGCGATAGCATGAATATTGGAACATCTGATGCTACTATATCAGCATGGCTAAATGTAACAGATACAGGTGCGAATGAGTATATATTTAGTAAAATACATAGCGACATAGGATATTATGTAGCTTGGCATAATTCAGAAAAAATTCTTTTTTATATTAAAGATGGTAGTGGTAATGATTATTATAGTTATGCTGACCAAACATTGTCTTATGGAATTTGGTATCATTATGCTGTTAGTTGGAACTCAACAACAAACAAAGCTACTCATTATATAGATGGAGTTCAAGTTGGAGTAGCAAATGAAGATGATGGAACTGTAGGAGATGTAACAAATACAGGTATTGCAAAAATTGGTGGTGATTCTGGCTCTGCAAGTTACGACTTTAAAGGTTCTATAAGTTCAGTCTCTCTTTACAATGTAGCTAAATCAGCAGATGAAGTCTACGCTCTGTATAGCAAGGGTATTACATACAACGAGAGTTCTGAGTCTGGGTTAGTAGGACTATGGAGAATGGGCGATGACACAAGTAAAGCATTTGCTACCATAGCAGATTCAAGTTCTAACTCAAACGATGGTACAATCACAAATGGTGCATCAGATGACATAGTACAGCAAATGGTTGCAGGATATGACATGGGGGCATTTGAGAGTAGTTCAGAAGAGTTGGGTGGTGACACACTTTCGGGGGTAGGTATTTTTGATACAGATACTACAAGTAGTTGGAGTGCTGTTAATACTTCTATAAGTTATAATTCTTCTGGGTTTATGAGGTCTGTATTTAGTGGTACTAATGAAGGAGGGGCTCACGCAGGAGCAGTTTTAACTATTGGTAATAATTATAATGTAACTTTTCAAGCTAAAAGTGACAGGTCTGTTAAAATATCACTTGTAGGTTACCCTAATGAATTTGAAGAAGTTACAAATCCTACATTAACAACAAGTTTTCAACAATATGAATTTAATATTTCGCCACAGACCGATGCACTTTTTAGAATTTATATGGCTTCGGGTGGTTCAGCAGATGATTTTCTTGATTTAAAGGATATTAGACTCAAAGAAGTCCTCCAATCAGCAGACCTAAGTGACACTCACCCTTTATTAGTGGATGTAAACAATCCTGTAATAAGTCAAGACTTACAAACAGGAAATTGGAATAATAATGATCCATCATCTAATGGTATGCAAGGATTTACAGGAGCATCAGCAGATGGTTTTACAGCAGTAAATGGAACTGCAGGTGCAGGTAATAATGATGCATCTTATGGAGATGAAATATCATTTACAGCAGGTAAAACATATAAATTAAGTTTTACAAATACTGTTAATAGTGGCACAATGCAAAATGTGCTTGTTGGGGTTACTTCTGGAACAGGTGGTAGTGCTGACAATATTATGGCATATAGTTTGTTTTATTTAGCAGGTAATTATTCTTATACATTTATACCAACATCAACAGTAACACGCAGACCATCATTTAGATTTATAGCTAATGGTACTTATGATTTTACAATAAGCAATTTTGAGATTATTGAGTACAATGGAAATATAGGCACAATGACCAACCAAGACTCTGCTGATTTAGTCTATTCCTCAGTTCTACCAGACCAATCCTTTCTAACAGGGGTAAACTCTGCGTATAACTTTTTAGACTTGGATGGTGGTGACCAGAGTATAAACTTAGATAGTTTTGGTTTTGCTTTAGATGATTATTCAACAGGTGCATATTCTATTTGGTTCTATGCACATGACCAAAATCCAAGCACTACTCAATATGTTGTTAGTGCAAGAGATGGAGAAACAAATACAAGAGTGTATGTCCAATTAAAATCAGATGGATTAAGAATAGCACATGGTAATACTTTTAATTCGTCTGTGTCTTATTCTGCTAATCAATGGAATCATATTTTAGTATCTTGGAGTTCAGGAACTGTAACTGTGTATTTAAACGGAAGTCAATCAAGCCAATTTTCATTTAGCACAGCAAGTGGTGATAATGCTTTTGATTTTCAATTAGGTGGTGTTTATACAGCAGATGCTAATTTTTTTGATGGTTATCTTGGTCAGTTTGCCTTATGGAATAAAGCACAAGATTCTAATATATCAAATATAAATACACTTGGCAGACATGGTAATTTACTTGATAGCTATGCAGATAATTTAAAAATATATCTTGGTATATCAGCGTTAGATGCTAAAACAGGACTATCTGATTCAACAAGCACCATATATGATAGGTCTGGTAATTCAAATCATGTAACTCCAACAAATGCCGATGCAGGAGATTTAAAAAGTTCACCAAACGCAGAACCTCATGGTTATGCAAAAGGTGATACTAATCGTTCAACAACAACACCTTAAAGGAATTAATTATGAGTGAAGAAGTAACAAATAGATGGTCAGATGACTATAGTGGTAGATGGGCAGGTAGGGCATACTTAATTGTGCCTGTAGCTGATATTGATTCAGCAGATGCTCCTACAGACTCGAAAACAATCGCACAGATAAAAACATGGATGGATAGCTATGGCTATGAATATACCTCGGATATGAGCAAATCAGATCTATTACAAGCCATTCCTGTATCGAATGCGTTAATAGATAATGCAATACAAAGTGGTAAAGACACACTACGCAAGAATAATGGAGATGATGGGGATAGTTCTAAAGCACTACTAAAATTTGCTTGTGATAATGATGCAGATAATGATCCTAGCGTATTCAGTTCTACGATAAACTAAGCCATTCTCAAGTAATGTCAGTATTAAGTGGTTCAGAGTGGACATCTAGTATTGAGTAAAAGTAAATTTAACTTATGAATGAAGATTTAAAAGATTATATATCTATAGTAGTATTTTTAATAATTGTGCTTGGTGGTTTAGTACTGATTGGAAGTTGTGATGGTAGTTGTTCAGTAGCTGGATATGAGGTATGAGTGATGAGAAGACGTACAGGTCAGTCGGTATGGCAAAGATTGATGATAACTTTCGTATTAGTCTTAACATTAAGTGGCTTGGTCAAATTATTGTCGGAGTTGGCATCCTTGTTATGGGATACCTACGTATTGAAAACAGGATTGGAGAACTTGAGCGAAGAGTTGAACTTGCTGATACCAACATTGAAGACCTTGTAAGTAAGCACATAGAAGAAGAAGATAAAAAAATAACACAAATGCAAGAACAGTTAGAATGGTATCAAACAGAATTAAATTTAAACCCTTTAAGCTGGGGAAAGAAAAAAAGAAAACGAAAATAGTTTTAACAGAAGATGATTTTAATCATAACTATTTTATAAATCGTGAAGTGCGGAGAAAAAGATAATGGAATTTATGGAGATTTACGCAGAAGGGGGTATGATCGCTGTCGTAGGGGCTTTGCTAGTGTATATGGTCTTCTCTATGAACAAAAGAGGCTCTGTGCAGGAAGAAAATTTAAACGACCTAAGAACAGAGAATAGAGGTCAGAGTGAAACACTTGAAAACATGGAAAGTATGGTTATTAAGCTTATTAACAGGTGGAATCAAAGTGACGACAAGCTTGACAGGAAGTTTGATTCAATTACGAAGGAAATTAATGATCTGGACAATCAAGTATCGGAAATAAAAGGTATTATAAGTAGGTTAAATGGAAAACACTAAACCAATATCAGATAGTAGTAGTTTAAGTATATCGTTGCCAATGATTGTTCAAGCAGTTACATTTGTTGTTATGTTAGTATGGGGATATAGTCAATTAAATGCTCGTATATCTTTTTTAGAATACCAAGTAGCTATGAATGAAGAGCATATTACCAATATAGAGGAAGACGCTGAAGCTAATCAAGATGCTGAAATACCTGCTGATATTAAACAAAATGAAAGAATTAAAGTGCTAGAAAAAGAAATAGAGAGACTTAGAGATAAAGGAGAGATGTAATGCCAAAAAAGAAAGATTCAAGATTAGCTAGAGCAGGAGTATCTGGATTTAATAAACCTAAGCGTACTCCAAATCACCCTAAGAAATCACATGTAGTGGTAGCTAAAGTTGGTACAAAAATAAAAACAATACGCTTTGGACAGCAAGGTGTGAAAACAGCAGGTAAACCAAAGGCTGGTGAATCAGCTAGACAGAAAGCAAGGCGTAAGTCATTTAAAGCTCGTCATGGTAAAAATATTGCTAAAGGTAAAATGTCAGCTGCTTATTGGGCAGATAAGGTTAAATGGTAGGAGAATAATATGAATAAGAAAGTAAAAGCACCAGCGGGATATCACTGGATGAAAGCTGGTAGAGGATTTAAATTAATGAAAAATCCTAGTGGTGGTTATAAAGCACATAAAGGTGCTAGTTTAATGGCATCATTTAATGTGCAAATGAAACACAAGAAAAAATAATGGCTACTAAATCTGCAAAGAAAACAAATGAAAAAATGTGGAAACGCATTGTATCATCTGTTAAGTCTGGCAGTGCTGGGGGTAGACCCGGACAGTGGTCTGCTCGCAAAGCTCAGATCGCTACAAAGCGTTATAAGAAAAAAGGTGGTGGGTACAAAGGTGCTAAATCATCAAGTAATAGTTTATCTAAATGGTCAAAGCAGAAATGGGATTATGTCAGTAAGGGAGATGAAAAAAAGCCAAGAGCTAAGAGAGGGCGTTATTTACCTGAATCAGTTAGGAAAAGTCTCAGTGCCTCTGAGCGTGCGGCTACCAATAGGAAGAAGAGACAAGCTTCTGCCAAGGGTAAGAAAAAAGCTAAATATAGTAAGAAGGTAGCAAGAAAAGTAAGAAGGTCGTGAAGTTGAATACAAACATATCTGTTGAAAATATTATAACTATCTTTACTATGATATGTGCCGTTACATTGGCATTTGGCTTTATGAAGTATGATATAGATGCACTAAAGAAAGAATTAGAATTTAAAGCAGATAAAGAATTAATAGCTTACAAACTAGATGTAATGATGGAAGACATTGCAGAAATAAAAGAAATACTAAAGGAGAAAAAATAATGGAATGGTTATCGTTAAGTAATGCAGCATATTTGGCTGCTATTTTAATTGGTGGTTACATGAGTGTAGTTGCTGTAAAGTGGAGACCTATCTTAAAAGAATTTAAAGAAGTAGCTGAAAGATATAATGAAGCTATGAAAGATGGTAAACTTAGTGCAAAAGAAAAGCAAGAGATTGCAAAAGAATGCATGGACATCTTATCTGTAGCAATTAGAATGGTATGGGG